CGTACTCTTGCCCTTTCTATGGAAGAATCAGCAGTACATAATTGCTCACGGGAACACGGGCACAGTCGGCACTCTTTACTTTGATCAAAATATCCGCGACTACTTCTACGTCGGACAATCAGTCGTGATCTCTGGCGCTGGTACTAAGTACAACGGCACAAAGACAATTACAGGCGTTGACACTCAATCCTTTACAATTACGACGACACACACTAGCGACAATCCCTATCACACAGTCGAGCCTTTCGGCATTGCAGCAGCTGAGACATACACAGATTACACGACCATCCCTGCAATTCAAGAAGCGTCTTTGATGATTTCGATTGACATCTGGCAGAGCCGCCAAGCCCCATCAAGCGGCGGCGTCACCATCGATGGGTATCAGCCTTCGCCGTATCGCATGGGTAACACCTTGCTTGCACGCGTCCGCGGCTTGCTAGCTCCATATCTTGATCCGAGATCGATGGTGGGCTAATGGCCGCCATCTCAACACTCCGCGCAGGTATAGCAGCAGCTCTTACAGATAATACAAAATATTCAGTCTTTTCATTTCCACCTGCAACACCGATCGCAAATAGCGTGATCGTAGCGCCAGCAGATCCTTACATCTCGCCATCTAACGGCTGGCATGCATCGATCTCGCCTATGGCTAACTTCGTAATTTCCGTAATGGTTCCCTTGCTCGACAATGAAGGCAACCTGATCGGAATAGAGGATGACATCGTTCGAGTCTTTGGCTTGCTCGCTGCATCTTCATACACCTACAACGTCACAGATGTATCGGCTCCCGCCGTACTCAGTGCCGCATCGGGTGATCTACTTACCTGCAATATCAATATCTCAGTCCTAACGAGTTGGAGCTAAAATGTCCGAGTGGGAAAAAGAGCAAGAAGCCTTCCTGATCAAGATCGGGCAGGTAGCACCATCAGCACCTAAGCCAGTAACTACTAAGAAAGACGAGGAATAATCTCATGGCTGTATTTCTAAATAACAAGGTCGGCGTGAAGATTAACACAGTCGATCTTTCAGACCACGTTACAGCAGTAACACTTAACCGCACTTTCGACGAGCTCGAAGTGACTGCAATGGGCGATGGCGGACACAAGTTCGTTAAAGGCCTCGAAGCATCATCTGTCACAATTGACTTCCTAAATGACACAGCAACAGCCAACGTCCTACAGACTTTGCAAGCTGCATGGGGAACCAACGTCACAGTAGTCCTACTACAGGAAAAGGGAACCGCAGTATCTGCGACCAACCCTCTCTACACAATGACTTGCCTCATCAACGGCACTACAGATATCAACGGCGCAGTCGCTGATCTCGCCGTCCAGAGCCTGACATTTAACGTCTCAGGCACTACAGTAGTAGCCACAACAGGCACATTCTAAGAAACTAAACAAAGGGGCACAGCATGGCAAAGTTAATAGTAAAAATGATTGACAATACGGTGCATGAAATTGAAATCACGCCACGTCTTGAATATTCATTCGAGTTGTACAGCAAAAAGGGATTTCACAAATCGTTCCGCGATGATGAAATGCAGACCTCGGTCTATTGGCTAGCATGGGAAGGCCTTCGACTAAGTGGAGTCACAGTCAAGCCATTCGGGCCAGACTTTCTCGATAACCTAAAGAGTGTCGAGGTTGCAGAGTCTGACCCTTTGGCCTAGGCAGGGATAGCATCCACTATCTCATTGCTCGCTTGAGCATCGAGACGGCTATCCCTCCACAAGACTTAATTGATTTAGATTCGACAATGCTTCAGATGTTACTGAAAGCGTTGAAAGATAGAGCAAAGGAGCAGAGCGATGCCTACAGAGCTAAAAGGCGCTAACGAGCTTCGCAAAGCCCTAAAGAAGTTTTCACCTGATCTAGACAAAGCAACACGCGATGAGATGGTCGGATTCTTAAAGCCATTGGTAAAGAAAGCCAGAGGCTTCATGCCATCTAACAGCGCCATGCCGTCTGGATTCGTTAAGCATGAAGTTAAGACTGCAACTTTTCCAATGTACGATGCAACCGAGGCACGTCGGGGCGTAGGTTATAAATTGACACCGACTAAGCCTAACCGCGAGGGATGGTCTGCGACTGTATCGATCCACAATAAGACAGCGGCAGGCGCGATCTTTGAGACGGCTGGACGTAAGTCTGGCATGTCTGGTCGATTCAGCCCACGATTGCAAGGCAATCTAACAGGCGCTGGCAAGATGTCTGGACGTGCAATGTTTAAAGCGTACAAAGAAGATGAGGGCAAGGCTAAGGCTGGAGTTATTAAGGCACTTGAAAAGGCTGCCTCTAAGTTTAACGAAAGTGGCAACTAATGGCTGAATTAAGAATCCCCATAATTGTCGAAAACAAAGGCAAGAAAGCCTTAGGCGACACCGACAAAGATGTCAAGAAACTTTCTAAGTCTTTTAAGAAACTAGCAGGCGCACTAGGCATTGGTCTATCAGCTGCCGCCGTAGTAAAATTTGGTAAACAAGCCGCTAAAGCATTCATGGAAGACGAAAAGGCAGCCAGCCGTCTAGCAATGTCGGTTAAGAATCTCGGCCTTGGATTTGAGTCAGTTCGCATCGAGAGTTTTATTAGCGAACTTTCTGCCATGTCTGGCGTTACAGATGATCAACTGCGTCCAGCAATGCAGAAACTATTGCAGACTACTGGGTCGGTTACGAAGTCCCAAGAATTACTTAACCAAGCCCTAGACATTTCACGCGGTTCTGGCGAGGACTACGAGACTGTCGTTAATGATCTTTCAATGGCTTACGTTGGAAACACTAAAGGACTTCGTAAGTATGCTCTGGGACTATCTCAGGCTGAACTTAAGACTATGAGTTTTGCCGATGTACAGTCTAAGTTCGCTGCTACATTCAAGGGATCTAATGCAGCCTATCTTGACACATACGCTGGCAAGTTCGAGTTAATCAATACAGCCGTTGGAGAAGCCTCAGAAAAAATTGGTGGGGCTCTAGTCGAGTCTTTAGTAGCAGCCTTCGCAGCTGGAGATCCTCAGGAGTTCGTTGCCAAGATCGAAGGCCTAGCGACAAAGATCGCCAGCATGGTTGCAACAGCCGTGTTCGGATTTAAGAAACTTTATTACTTAACATCTGACCAAGCCATCCTTGCTTCACTAAACCCGTTCGACAATTATGAGAACGAAGTAGTTAAGATTATCGACATTCAAGAAAAGATGTTTAGAGCTTCATTCGAGGGCATCAAGATGGGCTATCTCGGATCTATGCCTATTGGCATCTATACCACTCCAGCGAATGATGCAGCCCGCAAGAAGGCAGAAGCAGACGCACTCAAGCGCGCCAAAGAATTAGCAGCAGCGCAGACAAAGACTCTGGCAGAAGCCAAGAAGAAGGCAGCACTTGACAAAGCCTCAAAGACTCTCAATATAGATGCTATTGGTATTGAGGCAGCACTCAAGGGAAAGATTAGCGAAACCGATCGCATCTCTTTGCTATTGCAGAAAGCGCTTCTTGAAGGTAATGCAACTTTAGCAACTCAATTAGCAGACCAACTAGATGCTGCTACTAAACGCAACGCTCTTCTAAACGCTGCCCTACTTGCTACTCCTAAGGCTCCTAATCCTTACGAGAATTGGAAAATTCCAGATGATGTTCTGGCTTGGACAGCAGCTTCTCTAGGCGTCACAGTCTCAGCCTTAGGCACGACCCCTGTTCCTATATCCTCTACCTTCTCAGATGCACAAATGGAATTGGCTGCCGCAGTTAATGCTGGACAGGTCGCAGAGCAGAAGTTAATTAACGTTCAGGTCTATCTAGATGGAGACATCGTTGGCGGTGCGATTACTAACTCACAGGTTAATAGCTCACTGTCTGGCTCGTTTAATCAAGTCAATCGATCACGCAATAAGGGCGCAGTAGCGATAGAATGACACTTCCAGCCACCATCTCCGTATCGTTCGACTTCAGCCAAGGTGCTACATTCGGCCTTGGTTTTATTATTGGCGATGATAAGTATGGAGTTATTGGCACAGGTACATTTGCAGCATCATCTGTGATAGATCCAGTGGTTGATCTGAGCAGTGTCACTCGATCAATTAAGATCAGTCGTGGCCGCAATATTATGCGTGATACCTATGAGGCAGGCAATTGCACAGTTCGAGTCTTAGATCCTGACTCATACTTTAATCCTCAAAATGCAGCATCACCCTATTTTGGCTATCTGACACCACTCAGAAAAATACGTGTGGCGGCTACTACGGCCACAGCGCAGGAGTTCCTATTCTCTGGATACGTTGACACTTACAAGTATTACTATCCAACAGGGCAGGAGATTGGATACGTCGATATCGTCTGCTCCGATGCCTTCAGACTATTTCAGATGGCTAACGTCTCTACAGTCACAGGTGCAACGGCTGGACAGACTACTGGCACCCGTATCACTAAGATCCTTGATCAAGTCTCATTCCCTACATCAATGCGAATTACAGACACAGGGTCAACTACGGTTCAAGCAGATCCTGCCACAGCTCGCACATCCCTAGCAGCATTGAAAGCGGCCGAGTTCGCTGAGCAGGGAGCGTTCTTTATGCTCCCAGATGGCACAGCAGAATTTAAGGATCGCGCAGATGTAGTGGGATCTTTAGCGGCTACGCCTATCGAGTTTAATCAGACAACAGGCATTCCTTATTCTGACCTTCGCTATGCCTTCGATGACAAGCTCATCGTAAATCAAGCCAGCATGACACGCATAGGCGGCACAGCGCAGACTTCTGTCAACGCAGATTCATCAGCTAAGTATTTCCCTCATGGCACGACTATCACCGACATGATCCCGCAGACAGATGCTCAAGTATTAGATATTGTCAAGATTTATGTGGCAACTAGAGCTGAGACAACTATCCGCATCGATGCCATGACAGTCGATCTACTTGACACAGATGTACCGACTGACACCATGATCGGCCTTGACTATTTTGACAATGTAAAGATTACCAACGTCCAGCCAGATGGCTCAACGATTGTTAAGACCTTGCAGGTGCAGGGCTTAGCGTGGGATATAACCCCTAACAGCATGAAATGCACACTAACAACACTTGAGCCAATAGTTGAAGGATTCATAGTGGGATCAAGCACATACGGTATAATCGGACAATCCATATTGGGATACTAGGAGATAAATCATGGCAGCAGGTCTAGGATATAAAGAGTTCACTACGGGAGATGTTTTAACCGCAGCGGACGCCAATGGCTATCTAGCCTCACAAGTCGTCATGGTCTTCGCTAGTGCGGCAGCTCGCACTTCAGGCATCGCCTCGCCTCAAGAAGGCATGATCTCTTTCCTCAAGGACACTAACTCAACCGAGTATTACTCAGGCTCGGCTTGGGTAGCTATTGCTGGAGCGGCTTCTAGTCCTGCCCTGATCCTTACTGGTTCAGCAGACTTTACGACATCGAGCGCAGTCAATATCAATAACTGCTTCTCAGCCACTTATCTCAATTACTTGGTACTTATCAACCTTACGGCAGTATCTGCAACAGATTCCGATCTTTCAGTTAGATTAAGAGTAGGCGGCGCAGATAACACAAGCTCTAATTACTATGACAATACATACCAGAATAATGGCTCTACAGCAGGTGGCAACCGAGTTAATGCTGCGACATCGTGGGGTTTTGGCAACATGGCCTCATCAAAGGCAACGCAACTTGCAACACAGGCAACCTTTCTTGACCCGTTCTCATCTATCACGACAAAGGTCTTAAGCCAATCTAACCGATGGAACTCATCAGATAACAATCAATTTTTAATGGTAAACGAGCATCGTGTTGCTTCTTCATTCGATGGAGTAAGTTTCATCCCTAGCTCTGGCACAATTTCAGGCAAAATCCGCATCTATGGTTACACCCTCAGCTAGGAGACAATAAATGGCAACAGCGACAGAAGTATTTGCAAATGAAAATCGCACAGTTGAGCGCGAGATGTCAGCGGAGGAATTAGAGAGCATTGCACAAATGCATCAAGAATCTCAAGCTGCTAAAGCGGCAGAAAAGGCAGCATCTAAAGAAAAGGCTATTGCTAAAGCTGCACTACTTGAGCGCCTTGGTATTACAGCCGATGAAGCAGCACTTTTACTTGGATGAAGCCTAGACTTTCAAAGTCTGCCATTCAATTAAGAGAGCAGATCGATGATGCATTCCCCGATCGTGATCGAACTTCAGACGGCTGGATCGGCGACCAAAGACACGCTTCGCGCAAGTCTGATCATAATCCAGATGCACAAGGATGGGTTCGTGCCATCGATGTTGACCGCGACCTTAACGGCAAAGGCAGGAAGCCCGATGTCATGCCTGACTTGGTCGATCAGATTCGACTCGCTGCAAAGTCTGGCGATAAAAGAATTAGTTACATCATCTTCGACGGCAAGATCGCCTCAACTAAAAAGGCTTGGCGTTGGCGTCCTTATGATGGGATCAATAAGCATAATCATCACGCGCATATCAGCTTCACTATCAAGGGCGACGAAGACTCTCAATTCTTTACTATACCGATGATAGGTGGACAATAATGGAGCAAGCAAAATCACTAGCAGCATCATGGGCTCGATCATTCTTGGCCGCTGCCCTCGCGCTATACATGGCAGGCGTAACAGATCCTAAGACCTTAGCGATGGCAGGGGCGGCAGCAGTAGCACCCGTCATTCTGCGCTGGCTCAATCCTAAAGATGCCTCATTCGGAGTCGGGAAAGAATGACTCAAGAAAACTTCTTCACTCTTTACTTCGCTAGCCTTGCCGTCATCGGTGGGCTTGCAGGTTATGTGATCACGCATCTTCTGTCTGAAATTAAGCGACTCAACTCGCGTGTCGATGAGATTTACAACATCCTTCTCGAGCGATAATTATTGACATGGCAAGAAAGAAAGTCATCGATCTCGATACTTACTCACAGCTTGACGCATGGGCTATTAGCCTGCACGAGATGTATCGCGCACTACGCAGGGCAGGGTTCGCAGTCGATCTTTGCCTAGCAATTATTACCGATCGAGACTCTTATCCTGACTGGATTATGCCATCAATTCCCGACCGCATGGATCCCATACCCTACGAGGACGACGACGAGGACTAATGAAGCGCATTGTCATAGTGAGCGACCTACAGGTTCCCTTCCACGATAGACACGCAGTTAAGAATCTAGCCAGTTTTATAGCCAAGTTTAAGCCGCATGAAGTAGTAACGATAGGAGATGAGATTGACTTCAACACCATCTCGAAATGGTCAGAAGGCACGCCAGAAGCCTATGAGCAGACTCTGGGAGACGATCGCGATGAGGCTGTTCAGGTACTTTACGATCTCCAAGTAACGCAATGCCTGCGTAGTAATCACACTGATCGTTTATACACGCAGCTTATGCGTAAGATTCCCTCATTCTTATCCTTGCCCGAACTTAGGTTCGAGAAGTTCATGCGCTTCGATGAGCTAGGGATTACCTTCCATAAAAAGCCGTACAATATCGCGCCTAACTGGATCGCAGTTCATGGCGACCATACCCCTATCAAGTCACAAGGGGGTCTCTCAGCCCTTGAGGCAGCCCGTAGGCATGGTAAGTCAGTCATCTCGGGG